CCGTAGGACCATCGCTGTAGGAATCGTACGGCTAGCGAATCTCCCGAATCGCAACCGTATCGGCAACGGCTCATCCTGTGACCGTTGCTCAAGCCACCAAAGGCGACTTGCCGACCATCACAATAACAGACCCTCGGCAAAATGCAAGGAATTGGCAGTCTCGTCCTACGGACCGTGCAACGCCCACGTGTGCGACATGGCGTACACCTGCCAGTGACATGAGAAAAACACCCCCCCAAAAACCTCACGCCACACACACGCATACCCGCCCGTCACACGATGGCTGGGTTCCGTGTCACGCTCATGCACGCACGCCTGTGGGGCGACCCGTGTGCTATACCCCCATGGGTATGGCATGGATACCCCTATGGGTATTGGATTTCCGCTGTTTCAATCCTCACACGTGGAGGGGGGCATGGGGGGGTGCGCCCGTGCATCGTGCTAAGAATGATATAACGAATTTCCAGTGCGTTGTATTTTTGGTTTCGGGGGTTTACAGCCATACCTAGGCATTAAAAAGGACCCCCGTGGGGGTCTTTTTTTTGGGTCCCTTTTTGGGCTATATTATATAAGGGTTTGATACCCCTTTTAGGAGCCTTTTACCCATTTCTGATTTTTGGGTTGGCTTGTTTTGCTGGGTGACCATTTTACTTTGTCTGCCCAGTAGGCTGCCGACATGGGTCCTTTGGAGATGTTGGAGGCGTGGCGGCTTTTGAAGGCTTTGCGTTGTCCTGCGGTTTGGTTGGTTTTTACACCTTGTTGTCCGAATCGGATGGTTTTGATTTGTCCACCTGATTTGGCTACTACGATGTGGGATTTGGTTGGGTGGCTGGGAGTACGTTTTGGTTTGTTGTATCCTGTGACTCCTGCTCGTGCTAGTCGTGGGTCTGGTTTTGCTGGCATGTTATTTTCCTGTCCTTGCTTTACGTGACGCTGTTTTGGCTTTGGGTGTGTTGGGTACGAACTGTTTTCCTTTTGCTGTGCCTTCCCGCTTTTTGCGGGTAGTCGCAGCATACTCTGAAGGGGTTAAAGATTTAACTGCTTTCTTCGGCAGATATCGTTCCCCTGTAGCCTTTGGTCCTTGGGTTGAGGGTTTACCAGATTTGGTTCCCCATTCTTCTTTTGTCCATTTGGATAATGATTTTTGTTTGCTGGTTTTGGGTCCACCGTACCCTCCACCAGCCTTCTCATAGGATTGTGCCAGTAGTTGTGCTTTGCGGGCTGACCATTGCCCTGCTTTGCCCCCTTTTGTCCCAGCCATAATTTGGTTCTTTAAACGGGTACGTAACTCAGGTTTGGTGTATTCAGCCATTATAGTACCTCTATTTTAATTATCCACGATATAGGGATATGGTTGATGTCTCCGACTGTTTTAATGCTGCCATCTTCGGATTCAAAGATTGTCCCTGCTAGGGTCAGATAGTGTTTTTGGCAGTCATGCCACACCCTTCCGAGGGTGGTGGCTTCTGCTGTTTCTGGCTGGTATTCGTCTACTTCGTGCCAACCTGAGTGGGGTGCGTGAGCGTCCCGCCATGTCACCTTCACGGGTGTCCAAGCATCCAAGGATTTGATGAATTCAATATTATGGTCCATACTATAGGTGCTTTGTACTATGTGCATTTGTGTACCTTTAGTCTAGTTTAATCTAGCGGTTCAGACTGGAAGTTCTTCACCGCATTATACACCGTAACCACTACAACGGATACTGCTAGGACAATTCCGCAAGCGGAACCGACTACTAGTTTAAAAAATAATGACCATTTCATTGGTTTGTCCTAGCCTAACTGTCAGAATGTGTTGCCCGTTCTAGGGCAGCACATTCACTATTTCTATAGTTACAGTATATCGGTTACCTACACTTACGTTCGGTAACCGTACAGTTTCACTGTCCCCCCCTATAATCCCCCCCACTTGTTCTATACCAAAAGTCTAAGCCGGCACCTACTAGAACAACCCCCACATTAATATGGAAAACACCCTAGACGAACGTCAAGAAAAATACCTAAACTGGTTGCTGGTACCACAAGGGTACCGCACCCCGCCAACCCAAGAAGCCTATGCAAAGGCGGAAGGTGTAGACCCAGCAACACTAAGGCGTTGGCAGAAGAAACCACACTTCAAGTCTGAGTGGGAAAAGCGAGTACAGGAACTACAAGGCAGTCCAGAACGAACCCAGAAACTATTGGACGAAATCTATGAGCGTGCTCTTAAGGGCGACAATAAAGCCGCCCAACTGTACCTTCAGGCTACGAACCGTCTTGCTCCGCAGACGGTTAACATTAACCACACCCAATCTTTGGCTGAAATCTCCGATAAAGACCTAGAGGAACTGATTGCTGGTGTGGCACGGACAGAACAAGCCAGCAGGCTTCAGGAGATGGACTAGGCTGTTTGGTATGGCTAGGCTCGTTGAGTGCCCTCTGTGCGGCTGTGAGTACCCTCCTGAGGCAACTCGGTGGATGTGCCCAGAGTGCAAGTTCAAAGACACCTGCTGTGACGGGGAGCCTAGGGTCAAAAAAATGCGTGACAACATAGAACAGGATTACTAATAGTATGGTGCCTGCAAAACAAGACATTAAAATTATGCGTGGAGACACCGAAGTTTTTAACATTACTGTTACCGACTCCGCTGGTGCTCCTATTGATTTAACTGGTGATATTTTCACGAGCCAAATTCGCTATAACCGTGACGATTCCAGCATCGCCGCTACTTTTAACTGTACGATTCCAAACCCAACCGCAGGTCAGGTTCGTTTAACACTTCCTGCTGGAACTTCCGCCACTTTAACTAGCGGTAGTGCTTTTTGGGATTTGCAACGAAACGATGCTGGCGTTATTACGACCATTATTGCTGGAAAGTGCACCATTCTCGCTGACGTAACTAGGTAACTATGGCTATTAGAGATATTGAGGTCAGAATTGAGGACCCAGCACAATCCAGTCTGGGTATCACTGTAACCGATATTGATGTTCAAATATCTAGCGTAACCAACGGTGTTGCATCCAGCGGTCTGGTCACGCTTGTCGCAGCCGCTAATGTGGGTCCACGAGGTCCACAAGGACTCGTGGGACCCATTGGTTTAACAGGTCCTATTGGACTTACTGGACCGCAAGGACCTCAAGGTATTCAGGGTCCTATCGGCTTAACTGGTCCAATTGGTGTAACGGGTCCTCAGGGTCTTACGGGTGCTACTGGAGCGACTGGTGCCCAAGGAGCCACTGGTGCCACTGGTGCTACTGGTCCAATGGGTCCCCAAGGACCTACAGGGTTGACTGGAGAGACAGGACCACAGGGACCTCAGGGACCAACTGGAGCGACAGGTGCAACTGGACCAACGGGTTTAACAGGCAATAATGGTGCGGATGGCGACCATTATCACACAACATCTACAACTACTTTAACTCTTGCCAGCAGCGGAACTATAACTCTTTATACTGTTGACCTAGGTTTAGATTATTCTATTGCCCAAACAGTAATTATCGCACATGACCTAGATGACTATATGCTTGGTCAGGTTGTTTCTTATAATGAATCTACTGGTGAACTTGTTGTAAGTTTAACATTTAAAAACGGTACAGGTACTTTTTCTTCTTGGAACGTTAACCTTAATGGTGCTGTTGGTATTCAAGGTCCTGCTGGTCCGACTGGACCAACAGGTGCTACAGGTCCTCAGGGTCCACAAGGCATCCAAGGTTTAAAGGGTGACACTGGAGATACGGGGGCAACTGGTCCTATTGGTCCGACAGGTGCTACGGGTGCTACAGGAGCCACTGGTCCTCAGGGACCTATTGGTTTGACTGGTCCTCAGGGACCGCAGGGTGTTACTGGTGCCACGGGTCCTCAGGGACCCGCTGGCGAGGCTGGCGTACCTGCTGGTTCTGTGCAAATGTATGCAGGCTCAACTATTCCTACTGGATGGTTGTTGTGTGATGGTGCTGCTGTTAGTCGTGCTTCTAATCCTGCTTTGTTTACTGCTATTGGTACAACATATGGTTCTGGAGATGGTTCAACTACGTTTAACCTTCCTGATATGCGTAGCCGTATGCCTATTGGTGCTGGGACAGGTACGGGGTTAACTAACCGCACTTTGGGTGTTGCTGGCGGTGGCGAAACTAAAGTTATTAACTCTGCTAACTTGCCGACACATACACATACAATTAATCATGACCATCCTGCTACTTCTAGCGGTACTGAGTCTGCCGACCATACACATAGCGGTAGCACAAGTGGCGTTAGTGCAAACCACTTACACGCTGTTGGTTTTAACTTTGTTGCACGTGCGGCAGGTTCTTCTGCTTTTGCTGGCTCGGATGGTACTTTTACATTTAGCATGAACTCAGGACTTCAAAGTGCCGACCATGGACACCCTTTTGGAACAGGTGGTCGTAGTGCTGCGCATAGCCATTCTACAGACCTTGCAAACTTTACAGGCTCTAGCGGTGATGGTGGATTTACAAATACACCGCTTGACGTTGTTAACCCGTTCCTTGCTCTCAATTTTATCATAAAGGTATAACGATGAAATTTCCATTAAAGAATACACCAATACCAAAGTTTCCTATGGGGAATGGTGTTGCTCAAAATTCAGAAGAATTTATGGAAGCATTAAAAATTATTAGAGGATGGATGTTAACAGAGTCGGATTGGACACAAACAATGGATTCACCATTACCTGAAGATGTTAAGCATGCTTGGCGGGAATGGCGACAAGAACTTCGTGACATAACAAAAGTAATTAATGTTGACAATGTTCAGGAATGGTTTGAAGTTTCAGACCCTCCTATTGTTGGTCGCCCTGATGCGTGGAACAGTTGGGAGTATGAGCAATACAATATTTTGTATTCCATTTTTGAAGATTTGTCTAAAGAAACTGAAGCACAAATTCTTTATCAGGAACAACAAAACCAACAGGGTAATCATACTCATTAAAGGTATTTGGGTTTATGGACCTTCAAGCATTAATAAACGAACGTGAATGGCGTAAATGCCGTGGACCCGAAAACGCCACACTTGAGGAACAAGTGCAGGCGTTTGTCTACTTTTGTGAAAACTATTGGCATATTAAACATCCTGAGCGTGGACGTATTAAGTTTGAAATGCGTGAAGCCCAAATTGAAACCATTACGGTGTGGATGTCCGAACGTTATAGTGTTGTTTTAAAAGCACGCCAGATTGGCTTTTCTACATTGGGTGCTGCCTATGCCTTTTGGTTGGCTTTCTTTCAACCTGACCGCTTTATAGTTATGTTGTCAAGAACGGAACGTGAGTCCGTTAAGTTGCTTGCTAAATCTAAGTATGGTTATCGTTTTATTCCTCAATGGATGAAGGAACGTGGACCTTCTCAGATTACTGACCATCAGTTGAAAATGGTTTTTAGCAATGAGTCGGCTATTGAATCTTTGCCTAGCGGTTCTGACCCTGCTCGTGGTGAGTCTGTGTATTTGGTTATTGTGGACGAATGGGCTTTCTTGCCTAACCCTGAGGAAGCGTGGGCTTCTATTGAGCCTATTGCTGACGTTGGTGGTCGTGTGATTGGTTTGTCCACCGCTAATGGGTCTGGTAACTTTTTTCATCAACTGTGGGTTGGTTCCCAAACAGGAACCAACCAGTTCACAGGTATTTTCTTTCCTTGGTCTGCTGGTGACCGTGACGATGACTGGTATACCGTTAAAGCAAAGAACATGCAACCTTGGCAGTTGCATCAGGAATACCCACGAAGCCCTGAGGAGGCTTTCGTAAAATCAGGTAACCCTGTTTTTGATATTGACATGTTGGATGCCATGCCAACAATTGAACCCGATGTGGGGTATTTGCATGTTTACTCTGACAAGAATTATGAGTTCCGTGATTCTGACGATGGTCCTTTTAGCATTTGGGATTATCCCCGACCTGATGGAGTATATGTCGTGGGAGCAGACGTGGCAGAAGGTCTTAGCCATGGTGACTATAGTTCTGCTCATGTTGTTAATGCTGTCACTGGCGAAGTTGTAGCCCACTGGCACGGACATATAGAGCCAGACCTATTTGGCGAGTTAATGGCTGATATTGGATGGTGGTACAACCAAGCACTGGTTGGTATTGAGTCCAACAACCATGGTTTAACCTCCCTTAAGGCTGCCCAGAAGATGGGTTACAGAAACCTGTATAGGCAACGTAAGTTATCTTTGCGCAACCCTAGCCAGACTGAAACTTTGGGTTGGCGTACTACTGCCGCCAGTAAACCTTTGGCTATTGACGAGTTATCGGCTGCTTTAAGAAACGATGATTTAACAGTCTACGACTTTAAAACCATCGCTGAATTAAGAACCTATGTTCGCAAGGACAACGGGAAAACCTCTGGGTCACCCCATGACGACAGAACCATTTCTTTGGCTATTGCTAACCAAATGCTGAAGTATGTATGGCTTCCCGAATTCAGGGGTGACACGATTGTCCCAGCCAATAGTTTAATTTGGTGGGAACAACACCTTATGCATGATGTTGGGGAGGGTAAAATTCCGATTGGTGCCCATAATATCCGTTCCAGTACACGAAACCCTGTTTAATTTCCAAAGTAGAACAACATTAGCATTTATATGGCAATTTATGAGTTTGATTGTGAAAGTTGTGGTCGTCATGCCACCGCAGAGGAATTGCCTCGGCGGGGGCATGTTTGCTTTGCTTGTCACGTTAAAACAGTTGACCTAGGATTCAAGTATGGTAAGGAAAACTTCCATGGTCCTACTATTAAAGAGCGTCAAAACAAAATTGTAAACGATGCCAAGGCAGCAGGTATTAATGCTGTACCTAGTCGGGACTATGGTTTCTAATGGAAATCTGGATTCCTGTTATTGCGGCTATTATTACTGGTCCTACTGTAGTAGTTCTACAAAAGTTACGTAGGGAAAATACTAGCCAACATGCAGAATCCAGAGGTATCTTGACCCATATTCTTAATAAAGTTGAAAAAATAGACGACAAACTAGATAACCATATTAAAGAAGGACATTAACATGACATACAAAGACGCTTTTCACCGTGCGTTGGCAACTTTTGTTGCTGGAGCAGCATCAGCACCAGTTTCGGCTGCTGTATTAAACCTAGAAACCGTTAAGTTTATCGTAGCCTCTGGTTTGGCTGCTGTGTTGAACTTGGTTGTTCGTTGGGCGCAAGTTTATCTTGAGCCAATTGAGGTTCAGTAATGGCTCGTAGAAAACCTGAGGGTATTATTGACGACATTTTCTTGCCAGTGGGCAAGAAAGCCGTCCATGAGGTACGTTCTGGTGTTCGTGAAATTCTTCGTCAATCTATTAAGGCTGCTGAAAAAAATAAAAAAGCAGAAAAATATGTTGCTTCTAAGCAGGTTCGCCATAAACAAGAACTTAAAGGCATTGAAGAACGAATGATTAGAAACATGGGTCGTAAAGCCACAAAGGCTGGCAAACAATCTGCTGGTATTAATACTCGTGACACTGCCCAAGTTCAACTTAGTAAAGTTGCTGGAACCAGCAAGCCACGTCATTTGATTTCTGCTAAGGATTATCAAAAGAACTTGGGTAAGTTAACTAACGATATTAAGAAGCGTTTTCCTGATGAGGCTTCGTTTCAACGTGCTTTGAAGGAAGAAGCACGTGATGTTAAAAAGGCTAAGAATGTTTCTCAAGCCCAAAAGAAAGCCCCCGCTAAGAAGGCTCCTGCAAAGAAGGCACCAGCCAAAAAGGCTGCCGCCCCTAAAACACCTAAAGGTAAATAATGGCTAGGAAATCACAGTCTGAGCAAATCAGCAAATACCGTTCTCATCTTGCCGCCTCTAAGAAGTGGCGTAAAGATGAAGGATACGATGCAACGTGGCGTAGACTAGTTGACATCTATAAGGGTAAGCATTATGACCATTATAGTGACGAGGACAGAATGTTGATTAACATTTCGTTTTCCACTATTAACGTTATTGCTCCTGCTGTAGCGGTTAACTATCCTAAGATTACTGTTAATGCTCAAAGACCTGATAATGCTGCTAATGCTGTTATTGCTGAGGCTGTTGTTAACTATTGGTGGCGTTACCGTGACATCCGCACGGAGTTCCGCCGTGCGGTTAAAGACTTGTTGATTGTTGGTCATGGTTGGGTTAAAACTGGTTATCGTTTTGTTGAAGAATCAGTTATTAACGAAGATGGTGACGACAACGACCCGATGGAAGGTGGAGAACCCACACCCAATAGTGTTATCCTTCAGGACTCTCCGTTTGCGGAACGTGTTTCCCCGTTTGATGTTTTTGTTGACTCTGATGCTACTAGCATGACTGATATTAAGTGGATTGCTCAACGTATTCGCCGCCCAATCGGTGATGTTAAAAGTGACAAGCGTTACAATAAGGCAGCCCGTGATGCTGTTGAAGTTATGGCTGTAAGCCGATACACGGATGACCCTAGCCAGCGTAAGGTTTACGACAAAAACTATGGTTATGCTGAGATTTGGGAATTTTACGACATCAAGAACCGTACTATGTGTGTCTTTACTGAGGCTGGTGAACATTTTTTAGTTAAGCCTATGAGTATGCCTTATGCGTTTGGTCATCCGTTTGTTATGTTGCGTAACTATGATGTCCCAGACATTTTTTACCCTATTGGTGACCTTGAGCAGATTGAACCTTTGCAACGTGAATTGAACGAGACACGTTCGCAGATGATGAATCATCGCAAACGTTTCTCTAGAAAGTATCTCTATAAGGAGTCGGCGTTTGACCAGTTTGGTCGCAACGCCTTGGAGTCCGATGAAGATAACGTGATGGTTCCTGTTGTTTCTGATGAGGCTCTTTCTAGTGTTATTGCTCCTATGCCTGCTGTTATTTCTCCTCCTGAGTTTTATAACCAGTCTGAATTGATTAGCAGGGACATTGAGCGTATTACTGGTTTGCCTGAGTTTATGACTGGTGGTTTGCCTGAGATTCGCCGTACCGCTACTGAGGTTTCCGCTATTCAGGATGCCGCTAACGCCCGTACTGCAGATAAGTTGGCTATTGTTGAAATGGCTATTTCCGAGGTGGGTCGCCGCATGTTGCTTCTCGCCCAACAGTATATGACTGGTGAGCAAGTTGCACGCCTTATGGGCAAGGACGGTGAACCTATTTGGATTACTTATGACCGTGAATATCTTGAGGGCAACTTTGACTTTGAGGTAGTTGGTGGCTCTACGCAACCCAACAACGAGGCTGTCCGTAGACAGATGGCTTTGCAAATGGTTGACGCTATGGCTCCTTTTGCTGGTGCTGGTATTGTTAACATGCAAGAGTTGGCTGGCTATGTTCTTCAGCAGGGCTTTAATGTTAAGAACCCAGAGAAGTTTTTGTCCATGCCTGAGCAACCTATGGCTACACCTGCTGGTGCCCCTGCCCCCGAACAGTTGCCTGCTGGACCTGAGGGTGGTATGCCCGCCCCTCAAGGCGGCATACCACCTGAAATGTTGGCTATGTTGCAAAACGCTGGTGGGCAACCACCACTATAAGGAGTTATTATGGATGATGATGTAATGGTTCCGTGGGGATACGGCGGAAGAAAAATACGTCTTAAAGATATTGAAAATGACCCCATTTTTAAAGATATTGCTCCGATGTGGCAAAAGCGTATTTTAAAAATGATTCAAGAAAACCCAACTATTGGTGTTGGTGCCAGTGCCCGACCAGAACCAGAAGTTGTTAAATTGTTTAATGAACGTTATAAGCCTTTTACTGGAAAGTTGGATTATAACGACCCTAAGGTTTATCAAGCCTTTAAAGAGGGTAAATATAAAGAATATAACGGTCAAATATATAAGTTAAAAGCAGGTAAGGCTGCTGCCGCCACCCCTAATGCCAGTTGGCATACGGGTGGCTTTGCTGTTGATTTAGTAGGTGACACAAAGTTGGCTGGGGAAATAGCAGACCGATATGGTCTTAGACAGGTTACGTCCAATAACGAAACTTGGCACTTTCAACCTAAAGGTATGCCTGACGGTAGACGAGTTATTGACTTTTTAAAATCTGAATATGGTTATGACATTCCAGAAGAAGGTTTGCCTGTAGAGGCTTTGGCATATATTAACGATAATTTTGCCAGCAACTCCCCTGTCCATCCTAAAAAGGTTTTGGACGACATACGCAAACTTATTGGCAAAGACATGTTGCATAACAGGTTTAAACGCCCTAAGGATAATCCTTTGAGTGTAAAGAAACTGGAACATGCAAATAGACGACCTACACGGACGTATATGCCTTCTAATTTTGGACCAGTTCGGTAAAGTAGAACAACTATACCATATATAGAGCAACCATTAGGACTCTAGGAGAAAAAAAATATGAGCGATGAAATCGCACCCGTATCTGATGTGGAACCCAATGATGTTGGGTCACCCGATTCCAGTGAGGTAAATCAAACCGCAGACATTCCCGTATTGAATGTTGACGAGTATTCGGATTACCGAATTCCCGTCAAACTAGATGGGGAGGAACTACAGGTTCCGCTTTCTGAGGCTATTGCTGGTTACCAGCGTCAAGCAGATTATACTCGCAAGACACAGGAACTCGCAGAGCAAAGGCAATCTTTACAGTTTGCTTCTACTCTGCAGACTGCTCTTGAGAATGACCCTGCTGCTACCATTGACTTACTCAGTCGTCATTATGGCATTTCACGTGCTCAGGCTCGTGAAATGGTTGATGACATGGGGTTTGAATCTGAGGATTTGGACCCTGTGGATAGGAAGATGCGTGAGTTGGACACCCGTATAGCGCAGTTTGAGGAATACCAATCGCAACAACAAATTGAGCGTGAGGTTCAACGCCTGCAGTCCAAGTATTCGGATTTTGATATAACAGAAGTTGTCCAAGCCGCAATTAAGGCTGGGACAAATGATTTGGAAGCAGTTTATAAACAAATCGCTTTTGATAAGTTTTCTAAACAAAGAGAATTAGAAACTGCCGCTTTACAGCAGAAGCAACTTCAGGAATCTAAGGTTGTGGAATCTAAACGTCAGGCGGCTGTTGTTGAGGGTGGGGCTTCTGCCACATCATCTACAACGAATGATTCTTATGAGTCTATTAACTCTATCAGTGATGCGTGGGCTGCAGCCAAGAGACAATTAAACGCTAATTTTTAATAACTAGGAGAAAATAAAATGGCTGGAAATAGTAACTTTGATGCAATTCTTTCAACAACACTTGCGAACTATCGTGACCAGTTGACAGATAACGTATTTACGGCTCGTCCGTTGACCTACCACCTTATGGATAAGGGTCGTATTCGTATGGTAAACGGCGGTACGAAAATTGTTGAACCATTGATTTACGGTCAGAACAGCACCGTTAAGCCTTACAGTGGTTACGACTCTATTGACCTTACACCACAAGAAGGAATCTCGGCTGCTGAATTTGAATGGAAGCAGTACGCTGCATCTATCGCAATCAGCGGTATTGAAGAAGCCAAGAACAACGGCGAACAAGAAGTTATTAACTTGTTGGAAGCCAAAATCATGCAGGCTGAAGAATCACTTCGTGAAGGCTTCAACCAGATGTTCTTTGGTGACGGAACCGACACCCTTGGTGCTGGTGGTACAAACTCAGGTAAGTCTTGGAACGGTCTTGGAAACTTGATTGAATCAGGCAACACTGTTGGTGGTATCAACTCGGCTTCAGGTCAGGGTAACGACTGGTGGCGTTCATACGAGCAAAACACCGCTGGTGCTTTGACTCTCGCACAAATGGCAACCGCATACAACAGCGTGTCTGTTGGTAACGACCATCCCGATATGGTTCTTACTACACAAACATTGTTTGAAAAGTATGAGTCGTTGCTGCAACCACAGTTGCGTTACACAGACACCAAGACAGCAGATGCAGGCTTCCAGAACCTTTTGTTCAAGTCAGCACCAGTTGTGTATGATGTCCATGCACCTGCAGGAACAATGTTCTTTATTAACTCAAAGTACATTTCGCTTGTTGGTCACTCGGAGAAGTGGTTTGCAAACACCCCGTTTGTACGCCCTGAGAACATGGATGCCCGTTACGCACTTATCATGTGCTACGGTAACTTGACTATCCGTAACCGTGCAAAGCAAGGCAAGTTGACGGCTAAGACCGCCTAATTGCTGATGACAGGATAATGGGAGAGGACTGTTGGGTCCTCTCCCATTTCTGTATAACATTATTATTTAAAACACTAGGAGTTTAATATGCCAAATGCACGTAAACCAGCAATTACTGGAATGGCAAAACCACACGGAATCGTTGATGACGTTGTGGTTCCGTTGGCTAAAAAAGTAATTGGGGCTAGGACAAAGCCTAGTCGTAATGCAACAAAGAAAATGATTGTTGCAGCAAAAAAGCGTAACGCTTATGAAACAATTACAAAAGGTCAAAATCCATTTGCTACTGGATTTAAAAGCGATGAAGATGTCGCTAAACTTATAGGTAAAAGCAAGTATTACAAGAAAAATACTAGCCGTAAAGAAGTTTCTAATGTTCGTAAAAAAATGAAGGGTAAATAATCATGGCTGCAAGAAAACCAGCAATTACAGGAATGGCACGCCCCGAAGGCATTAAGGACGACATCGGCAAATACATCTTTAAGAAAGCAGCCAAGGCTACTTCAAAAAAGCGTGAAAAGGCTTATGTTAAGATGCAGAAGATGGGTCCTGTTGGTGACGATAAGAAGTTTATGAAACAGTCTGACAAGTTTGAAAAGTTGGGCAAGCGTGAAGTTTCTTATCGTGCAAAGTCACGAGGACGATAATTAATGGTTAATCGTAAACCTAAAGGTTGGGACATCATGGATGATGTTAGCAACTTTATAAAAAGAGACAAAACTGGTGTTACAAAAAAAGTTAGTGACGCTGGAAACAAACTCGCAAAAGGCACTACTGGTGCTATGAAGTATGCTTTTGGGGACCCGAAAAAGGGTTGGCAAAACGTAGCCTCTGAGTCTGCCATGTGGCTTGTGCCTTATGGTAAAATCGGTAAGGGTGCTAAAGCGGTTGTTAAAAATCGTAAAGTTATTGGCAAGGTTGCTAGTGGTGCGGCGCAAACTGCTGTTGCTTTAACTGCTAAACCTGCCGCCGATAAGGCTTTGGCTAAAACCCGTAAACCTAAAACTACAAAACATATGGTTTCTGGTAAGAAGCCACCTAAAAGAAAGTAAGGTTGTTATGCCTAAAGTTAATGGTAAAGAGTTTCCTTATACTGCTAAGGGTAAGCGAGATGCTGCTAAATACGCTAAAAAGGAAAAAGATAGTTTTAGCGGTGTTAAAGCCAAAAAACCAGTTAATAAAAAATCACAGGCTGGAGATTTAAGTTCAGAACGTGGCGTGATGCGTAAGGCGGCAGCATCAAATCGCAGTAATCGTAAATCATCTGAAGGCTTGCCTACAGGTTTAGTTACTGTAACCCACAGAGATAAAAAGGGAAAGTTAAAAAACAGCACCGTAAATCGCTCTTATGGTTCCACAATGCCATCAAGCAATTATTACTTTACAGGTAAAAAGAAAACTGCTTCAACGTCAAAACTTGGACCCGCTAAAGGTAAGCCACAGGTCAAAACGGTTAAACCGTCCAAGCGTACAATAACAGCAAAGAAACTGAAAGGTTACTGATATGGCTAAGTTGCCAATTGATGATATTGTTAAAGCGGTAATGAAACAAATTGGTTCTAAACCAAACCAAAAAGTGCGTTACGACTTTGCCAAGCAAACTGGAACTATGGGTAAGAAAAACCCTAGCAGTAAGGTAACTGGCAAGAAGGCGGCTGAACGTGCCCGTGCAGCCGCACCAAAGTCCTCTAGCGGTGCTAAACAATCACGCCGTAAAGGTACCAGCACTACTGGTCGTCCTGTTGGGCGTATTGCTCAGACTCGTCCTGAGCGTAAACGCCGTGACTTTGTTTCTACCAAGAATACTGGTATTACCACTAACGATTCTCAGCGTAGGGCTGCGAATCGGGAAGCAAACAAATTCCTTAGAATGAAGGGTGAGGGTGGAGCCAAAGGTAACAAGTCTACTAGCAAGGACATGCCAGTGGAAGTCAAGGGTTCTATTATTAAAGTGCCGAACAAGGCTACTTTGCGTGCACCTAAGCCAGAGCGTAGTTCTTATGAGGCGGACCAAATGCGTAGAGAGTTCATGGCGGATTTGAACCGTGGTTTTGGTGGTAGCAAAAAACCAACCAAAAAGGCTGCTTCTGAAAAGACACCTAAGGGTACTAAGCCTGCTACGAAGAAGGCTCCTGTTAAGCCAACCTCTAAGGCTAATACAAAACAGTCATCTAGTCGCCCTCAGGCTCGCACACCTAAAAAACCTAATAAATAGAACAAGCGGGCTATTTATATGAGTATTAAAGGTTCTGTGCCTGCGCACGCTTATTATGGTGCACCAGTTTCGGGTAACCGTCCTGCAGGGATGCAGGGCGGTTCTCGTCTTGCATCGGGGTCTGGACCTTATTTGGGGCGTGGAAACAAATGTTCAGGCAAAGATGACACCTGTGAAGGCAACCGTGTCAAAGACGAGGCTTTTTGCGCTGGTCACCTTAGGTCCCTGAAAGGTGCCAAAACCGCCCCTGTTTTGTCCGAGCCTACAGTAGAGGTGGTTGAAGATGGCGTTTAATACGATGACTGCAGCCGATATTCGGGCTGCTGTCAGGTCTATTACTGATTTGGATGCTGACGATATTTCTGATTCTATTCTTAATCTTTACATTCGGGATGGCTACTATCGTATTTTGGATGTTGAAAAGCGATGGTCTTTTTTAGAGTATTCTTTTAACTTTAACACACGAACTGGTGTTCGTGCGTATAACATTGCAGAGTTAACCGATGAACCACTTGGTCAGGTTATTTCTATTGTGGATAACCGTGGAACTGGTTACCGTTTGGACATGATTGGCTACGACATGGCTGAAACTACCTATATTGGTTCTTACGACACTAATGGTGACCCGTTGTTTTATGCTGTGTGGGCTGGTGCTATTCATTTGTATCCCAAGCCTAATAATGTGCGTTCTCTTAGTGCACGTGGTTATCGTGAGCCTTTGGATTGGCAAACTGAGGGTGGTGCTGTTGATGCGCCTGCTACGCTTCATTTCCCGTTGGTGTATTACGCTTGCAGTCGTATTTACCAACAGTTGGAAGATTCGGCTATGGCTGAGCAATATAAGCGTGCATATGATGAGGGTGTTGCTTTGGCGGTTAAGACCGCAACAACACCCACCAGTCATAACCATATGATTTTGTCGCACGGACAAACAAAGAGGCGACCTACCTATAATGGTTGGTTGAACTCTTTGGGTTCTGACCGTTCTCGCTGGGGTCTGTAATGTCTATACAGATTTTTGAGCAGAAGGATTTCACTGGTGGTTTAAATCTGAGGTCGGACCAGTTTCAGTTGGCTGATAACGAATCCCCTGAAATGCTTAATGTTGAGGTTGACCCACGTGGTGGTGTATTTAGCCGTGGTGGTATGTCACGTATTAATACTGCTAATGTGTCTGGTACTTGGAGTCCTCAGAAGTTGTTTACTTTTGATTCTGCTTTTGGACGTAAACTTTTGTTGGCTAATAGTAACAAAATATCTCAGTATGTTTCTCCCAACTTTGTAACTATTAAAAACGGTACGGGTGCCGATATTACTGCTTCTGGTGAGCATGGGTTTTGTGTTGCTTCTTGGGGTCAAACATTATACATGGTTTGTGGCAACACTGGTGCACAGGGTGGTTTTTCTTGGGATGGTTTAAACGCTGCCGTAAGTTTAAGTCCTAGCGGTTCTAGTCCTAATGCTTGGCAGTCTCGTAGTTCTGCACCTGCAGGTAAAATACCTCAGGCTGAACATGTTGTTGTTCATGCCAATAAGTTGTTTGTTGCAAACACCCGTGAAGCAACTGTTACCCATCCAAACAGAATCCGTTGGTCTGATGAGGCTTTGCCAACTAACTGGGTTGAAAGCGACTATATAGATATTTTTGGTGGCGGAGCAGAAATCACTGGTATGGCTGTAGTTAACGGTGTTCTTGCAATCTTTAAAGAAAAAGCCATCTACGTTTTGTACGGTTATTCTTCCGTCATTGGTGACGAGGATTTTCGTCTTGTGCAAATATCTAACGATATTGGTTGCTCTAATCATCATTCTATGGTGGCAACTGAAAGTGGTATTTTCTTTTATTCTGCCCGTAAAGGTTTGTTCTTTTTTGATGGTACAAATTTAAATAACATTTTTGAACCTATGCGTTCAGCGTTTGACCTTGGGTTTATTAACAATGCAGCACCCGAAACAATTTCGGTGTCTGCACTTGGTAGACGCATTTGGTTGTCCTTGCCTTATGCTATTGATGGTTCTTCCCCCGATGTTCCTACTATCAACTTGGTGTACGACCCTTCTTTGGGTTCGTACACCATGTTTAAAACAGCAGATGGATACGGTGTTGTTGACGGTATTGATTTCCGCACGGACAGCGGGGAAGAATGGCGTTTAATGTGTCACCCTGTGGTTCCTGCTGTGTTGCGTGTTGACATGTTTGGTTTGGACCACGATAAAATTTTGGCTGGCGGTGTAGAGTCTGGTTTTGAAACTGTTTACCGCACTAAATGGTTTGATGCTGGTTCTTATATGCAACGCAAAATGTTTCGCAGACCTGACTTTGTTATGCGTGAAACAGACACACCACAAAACATTACGGTAGATGTTTACCATGATTATCAGGAATCTGATGGTTCAGAGAAGCGTTCTTTTGTTTTAGGTTTGGAACCAACTTCTACTGGTATGTTGTGGGGTGACAATTGGGCTACTCTTATTGCTGGTAGTTCCACCCTGTATGAGGGTTCGGTTTGGTCTAATGACACTCTTGGTGGTTCTATTAAGACAGCGAAAAATCTTGGACTGTGTAAGACGGTTCAGTTGCGGTTTACTGGTGAGTCCAGCAAACCGTGGGGTATTAACAGTATTGGATATAAATGGGTTCCAAGAAGGGTTAAAGGTTAATTATGGCTAATTTAAATATTCCTAACAACTTTAGTGCAGGTACACCTGCAGTTGCTAATAGTGTTAACGCAAACTTTTCTGCGGTTAAATCTTTTGTTGAAACAGAACTCGTCCAACGGGACGGTTCTGTTAAAGCAACAGCGGCAAGTTACGGTGAGGGTTCTATTCAGAACGTTGCGTTGGCTGAAGGCACTATTACTAATGATAAGTTGAATTATTCTTCTGTTCCTCGGACAACGGTTTCTACGGATGACCCTACGGGCGGTAAGAATGGCGATGTTTGGGTTAAGGTGATTGTTCCGTAATGCCTGCTGCTAATGGTCATTCTGCCAAGGCGTACCTTAATGGTTCGTGGAGGGATTGGGCTGCTGTTCAAGGTAACTTGAATGGCACTTGGAGGCTTGCCTCTGATGTTTTCGTGCGTCAAAATAACGAGTGGAAAAAAGTCTGGGTTCGCTTAACTGGACCTACGGCTGGTTCTTCCAGCATTTCTCATGTGACTGCTACTATTTCTTGGACTGCTGGCGTAGGTCAGGATGGCTTTAAACTGTATCGTAACGGCACGTTTGTTAAAAACGTAATTGGTGCAAACACAACTACTGATGTTGTTCCCACTATGCAGGCTAACCACGTGTATACGGTTTCTGCGTATGCTGGTACTACGGAAACAGCGCAAATTCCTTGTGGTACGGTTCGTGCCGAGGTTGGCTCCACAACTGCTTCCAGTTCTATCATAACCAACTGGGGTTATGTTAACGATTCTTGGAATGGAAACCAAATCGTATTTGGTTCTTCTTGTGTTGCTGTTCCAAACGCAACAGGTTACGAAAGATTTTTACGTTGGGAATTCCCAACAGACATTCAAACTTTCCTGACTGATTACGGAGCAACCAACACGAGTTCTTATGGATTGGGTCAAGACTATACAGCCTATACACAATGGAGAGCCTATGTTGACCACAATAGTGTTAGGTATTATGGTGCGTGGTCAAATCAATCAAACGTTACGGCTGGTCGTCCACAAATCAGAACAGCATCAACACAAGACATAGCATTTGACGCTTGGCTAGACCAAGAACGTTACTACACTGGTTTTGGTGCTGTAACAGAGTTAAACACATCTTACAATGCGTTTAACACAATTGTAGACTCCTATCAGTTCCGTAACTTTACGGTTAACTTTTCTAGTCAAATTACAGGAACAAACCGCACTATTGTTATATCAAAACCAGGAACTAACATTACGCTTGGTCCTTCTGGAATTGGCAACGGTTGGGATTCGTCAGTATTCACCGACTATGTAGACCAGCGGTTCCGTGTAGACCCACAAGGAAACAGTTGGTTTAGTTTCAACAACGCCAACAAACTAAGCGGTGTTATTCGTTTCAATGTCCGTGCTATAACTCAAACTGCAGTGAACCCAACAGTAGGTTAATGTTATGGCTTGGATACCTAAAGGATTAAACGCTTTAACAGGATTAAAGTCGGGAACAACTCTAATTGAGTTGTTCACGTCTTTGGCTAAAGAGTTAAAACGTCTTGAAGATGAAATACAACAACTCAAAAAGGAGAAGAAACAATGAGCGACACTTCTGCTTTCTATGGTGACTTCGGTTTGTCCGAGGCACGTGCTATTAGAAAACGAGCAAACTCCAGTATTGCAATGACACAGGCGGCAGCCATGGGTCAACGCCGAGGCAACCGAAACTTGGCGGATATTCAACGCCGATACAGCGAAGGTTTTAACCCTGTTGTTGCTGGCTATAACCGCCGTGGACTTGGTGGACCTAATGTTAGGTCGGGTGTGCGTACTGCTGGTTTGGAAAAGTATGCTGAAAATTTGCAGCGTGATTTGGGTCGTGAAACTGAAGGTATTTACGACCAGTTGGAAACTATTGCTTTTCAGAACGCTACAGACCAAGATGAACTTGAGGATTTTTTGGCGAATTTGCGGTTGAATAAACAACAGCAAATTCTTGGTTCTGCAATTGATATTAAACAGATGGCTTCATACTAGGAGGAAACAACATGGCACCACGTAGAGTATTTAATCCCAAAACAAGTAGGTTTGACCCTGTTCAATTACCTACACCTTCGGATGACCCTATTGAAAGAGTTCGTGGCGAGGTAGGACAACGTTCTATGACTCGTGTCGGTGGTCCAGTCCGTGAAGGCAAGGACAGTCCGACATTTAGAACACCTACTCAGTTGACACCGCAGGCTCCTAAGTCTACTGCTCCTGTGCCTGAGGAAGTTGACTGGAATGATGTTATGAGCCGATACAAAGATGACCCTTTGTTTAGTCAACTTATAAGCACTCTTTTTGGTGCTGGTGGCTCTGGAGGTTCTGGTCCTAGCCGTGCAGACCGTCAACGGGCTGCACGAACAGTTCAACAGGCTGGTCGTCAAGCCAAGAAAGATTATACCCGTCTTGGTGAGGAAGGTTTTGCTCGGACAATGGGGGAAGCCGATAAGTATTATGGTGGTCGTGAAACCACTGCCCGTCAGCAGATTGATGATGCAACAAGAAATTTCTTGCAGAACCTTGTTGCGCCAACGGCTTACACTAGTGCGCCGTTGCCTAATATGCGTGTTCAGGAGCAGGGCTTAAATGAGTCTCTAGGGGCTTATGGGGCTACTGGTGACCTTGCTAGACAGCAGATGGCTGCTGACCAAGGTGAACTTGATTTCGCTAATCAGTTGGCTACTCGTACTATGGGTCAGTTGAACACTGCACAAACGAACTATCTTGATGCTATCAGGAACGCTGGTTTGGGTGCACAGGCGGCTGCTCGTACTGGTTTAACACAGAACCTTGAGTCTATGCGTGGGATGACACGTGCACAGGCTGATGCGGTTCGTCAGCAGTTGCTCCAGCAGGGCATTGAGGCGTTGATTTCTGGGAATCAAAACGCCGCTAATGCTTATCTGTAATAGAACAAACACGGCATTTATAGGAGTTTTATGGCTAGTAAAAAATTATCTAGGGAGCAAATTGCTAAGTTGCTTCAGTTAACTGGAGGCAATATTGAGGCTGTAACCGATTTGGGTGTAAACCCAAATCAGGTTTTGGCTGTCCTTATTTCTAGCCCTGAGTTGTTAACTTCTGCACGGACAAAGGCGCAGTCACAGGCTGAGGAGTTGGGTCTTGATTCTTTTAGGGAAGATTTTGAGTATGACCCTGAAACTAATATCAACTCTGTAAGCATGGCTTATGATGCTATGCCTGAAAAATATCGTGATTTAGCAAAAGTTTATTTTAATCAAATTAAAGACACTGGTGGAAACAAAACAGGCATTGACACTGTTAATAAAACAATTTTTAAAGATAGTAGAGAACAGTTAAAAACTGATTTTGGTCTTACAGATGATGAATTTGACTCGTTCACCAATGACTTAAAGAAAGATGCTGAGTCTTTTATTGAGCAGGAAAACACTAAACGGCGTAACCAAATGAAGGCTTTTATGGGTCGTCAAAAAGAATACGGCATTAAAGAGGGTGTTTCCGCTACCGAGGGTGTTCTTGCCAAGCAAAGTGGTTTCCGTGGTTTGTCCTCGCTACCTTTGTCCTTTGAAGATTTCTCCAAGGCTGAGTCTGAACGTTTAAGTAAGGAATTAAAGAAATCAGGCAAGAATGATGCCGCCATTGCTTCTTTGCTTCCTCAGTTTCAGGAGCGTTTAAAGAAGGATGTTGGTGGCAGATACCAGTCTGTTGCGTTAATGAATTTGCTTAAGCAAAATTTGATGGGTGAGTAATGTCTGTTTCTAGGT